GGTTAATAGAATAACCGAACAAATAGAGAAGAGTAAAGAATATGGAGTTAAAACATATACTGAATTTATTTTAGGTCTACCAGAAGAAACCTTAGATTCTTGGAAGGAAGGATTCTCAAAGGTTCTTGAGTGTGGTCAACATGAATCCATAGATGTATGGTTCTGCCAAATGTTTGGCAATACCCAACTTAATAGCAAACTATCAAGAGAATTGCATGGAATAAAAACAATTAAGTCAGAAGACTATGTTTCCTTTGGTAATGACAAAGATTATGATGGAGTTGTAGAGATCATCGAACTCATCTCTGAGACGAATACAATGAGCAATGACGAATTGATAGAAGCATATATGTATGGTTGGTTAATTGTTCAATTCCATATTGCTGGTTATACTCAAGTAATAGCAAAATACTTCCATAATAAATTGGGTATATCATATAGAAGATTCTATGATTGCTTGTTTAATTATGTAAAAGAGAATGAAGGAATGCTAGGAGATCATTATAGAGAGATCTTCAATTCAGTTAATCATTACATGAAAACTGGAAAAATATTAGATCAAGGTAAGCATGGTCATACACTACATGCAGGAAGTTTTGCTTTCATGTTTAATAATAAAGAATATATCTTCTCAGAGATAGAGGATATGCTTATATCTCAAGCACCTATGATTGAAGAGTGGACTGATATAAACTATCCAATAGATCCTAATATATTCCATGCACAAAGATGTTTTATATTTGATGAGAACATAAAGTATCCTCACGCATTTAGATCAAATTATAACTTAGACACATGGGAAGATGAACAAATTGATTATCTTATTGATACTGAATTTAAAAACTTTGATAAGAATAACCCACATGAGGTATTCATACTAAGACGCAAAGGTCTACTTAAGAATCAGATGAAGCAACTATGTACTGCTTAAACGATTCTATTGCCTCATCCCAAAGGATTCTATGTTCATAATCTTTATTCTTGTCGATTAAAGCAATAGTAATAGTAAATCTTTTGTCATCTGTAGGGTTATGAGAACTATGCAGAGGACCAACATTAATAAGACTAGAAGTACCAACTTCCACTTCATGTTCGATAGTGGATTCCTCTGGTCTGGCAACTAATACTTTGCCGTGATAATGATCATCTGTTCTATCACCACCTGCTCTTGCGTCTGTGGTGCTAACTTCAAATGCTTTATCTGAAGACCACCATCTCATAGTACTTCCTTTAGCACCTATTTGATAGACTATTTTTGCCCAAGACCAATCACCAATATTATCAGAATGCACAATACCGTCCTCATGTGGAGGAGTATAAAAGAACTCTATCCAATGAGAACTATATCCCATGCTATTCAACCACGGGAGAATTTTATCATTACCTAAATCTTCAAATTGTAGTTGCTTATGGAACTGCAACCATCCCATACCTTTAGTTTTATATTTTGATACGTCTATGTTTGGAAGATAATCAGGTATATTTAAAAACCTATGATAATCTATTTTCAGAACCTCCTAGACGCTCATCAAAATCTTGAATATTTTCTGATCCACCTACAGAGAATGGATTGTACTTAGAAGTTGCAATTTTATACATCTTCTCATGTATCGTCTCTTCTTTTTCGACTGGACCTTCATAATCCAATCCATCTTCTTCATCAGTAAACCAGTTTGCTACTTCTTCTTCTGCTCTTGGTGGCTCTTCTTCAACTGCATTAATTGCTTGCATTTCTGCATCTAATTCTGCTCTACGTTCAGGTGATGCATATTTGTTATCACCATTTGCTATTGGCATTGAATCTAATGGATTTGCCAATTCGTTAATTACACGATTCAACCAAGTTGTACTATCTTCTTCGTGTGATTTGGTCATAAAAGAAAACCAATTAGGTAGTGCGATCATAATTAAGTAAGTGTTGGTGCTTCAGGATCTAAAGGTACTTTACCAGATGCTCCATTAGTATTATCTGGTGACATACCTCCCATAGGTTCCATTGGTAATCCTGTCTCAGGATCAATAGGAGCCATTGGGTCTGGTATTATACCTTGTTCTATCTCTTTTGCAATCTGCTTATCCTGTTCGATTATCTCTTCATCAGTCTGACGGATAATCTTACGACGAACCCAATCTTGTGAGTAGTACTTACCAACATAAGGTTCTGCAGTAGCAGCAATATTCAATCTCTCTGTCATTAGTTCTGCTTCCTTCAGTTCAGAGAAGTGGTTATCATACAAGAAGTCATATTGAATATGCTCTTCCATCTTCTCCCAATCTTCAGGAGATACTAAGTTCTTAAGTAAGCATTGAGTCTTCAACATATCGTTGAACATTCTTGAGAATCTCTTACGTAGTCTGCCTACAAACTTAGTAAACTTAAGTTCATCTCTAAGGATCTCTGAAGACCTTCCAAGGTTAAAACCACCTTCACCACCCTGTCTTGACTCAGGTACGTTTAATGATCTGTATAACTTGCTTTGGAAGTATTTAATATCTGATAGTTCACCTAAGTTTTGTCCACCTGGTAAAGTAGTAATCTCAGTTCCTCTACCACCTTCTCTACGTGGTAACCAGAAGTCTTCCAACATGGACATAAACTTCTTATCATCACGAATCTCACCAGTGCTGGCATCATATACCAACTTGTTACGATAACGCATCATAACATCACGTAGGTATTGCTCTGCCTTCATCTTAGGAAGATTACCAACATCAATATAGAATATTCTTCTTTCTGGTGCTCTTGATAATCTATAGATAACGAGAGAGTCCTCAATCATCCTAAGTTGATTAAGAGACTTAATTGCTTTGTGTAGATAGGATAATGTTGTTCCCTTATTCCTATCAACTAATCCAGAAGTACAATATGTAATTGCATCTTTTGCAAATTTAACTCCACCACCAGATCCTTTACCTGGTTGACCACCATAAGGTGCTACTTGTTGTTTTGGATTATATACAAAATACTCTTTAATATTGGGGAACGGAGAATCCATCGGATTTTCACGTCCATCATTCTGTTGTACTCCACCAGTCTTATCTTTTTTAGTAATTGATTCACGAACATAACGCATCTTCAATGCATCAATATACCTCAACTCTTGAATTCCATCATGAGGATTCTTTAAGTCAATTACTTTATGGTAATATAATCTTCCATCAACATACCAATTTCTATAAATCTCATGTGATTTTTTATCAAAATCAAGAAGTTCTAAAATAGTTTTAAATTCTTCTCTTATCTTTTTCTTTAAACTATCTCCAGCATTTAAATTATCTAAATCTATCTGAACAGGACTATCGTTTAAATCACTAACTATTGCTTCGTTTACAATATCTTCAATAGCACCATCACACTCTGGGTGTAGTGCCATCTCTCTATATCTCTTGATGAGATCAAATTCGGTTTTATATACACCTTCAATATCTACATAAGAACCAAAAAATCCACTGGTCAAATAGTGATCAACCCCATCCTCGTTTGATTGAGGTATGGGGGACACTACGCCAGGGGATTTCTTTTCGTTATCCTCTATAGAGAATCCAAACAACTTGGCCATTACAACTATCTAATACTTCTGTTGGTATTATTTATTATACCACAGCAGTGCCAGTTTGGTCAGATGCTTCCGCTTGCCAGTATTGTACTTGGAATTCAACGGTATATTCTTCTATTGTGTCAGAAGTATCATATGATAAATCTATCTGAGATACATTCGTTGGGAAGATATCATAGAACCTATATGTCCTTAATGGAACAGAACTATCTGCATCAGTATTCTCAGTGGAGAACTTCTGCTGTCCTCTACCTAACTGATAAACATAAGCATCTGTCATATAGGATGATGGGTTGGTTGCACCAGTTGCATTATCCAACTTACTCATCTGATTCATCCACTGCTCAAATGAAGTTCTTAGTTTAAAGTCCTCATCGTTAATGACTGTAACAGTCCATGTATCGAAGGTTCTGTCTCCAGCAACCTTTAAAATACGACCTCGGAATGGTACGTCAATTTGAGCAATGTTGGAAGCAGGTAATGCTGCTGCCTTACATAAAAAACTGAATGTATCGTCATCCCATCCAATGTTTCCAGCAGATGGGAATGTGGGAATTGATACTTCAAATAAATTTGGTCTTGCTGCACCGCCTAAAAGTTTTGCCTTAAAGTCGGTGATTGAGCGAATTTCTCTTGCCATTGGTTTTGATCCTCCTTTTTATTTAATCATCCAGTGGGTTAAACTCTACCAGCGACTTCTTCAAAGCTAACACCAGTACGGGTAGCAACGAAGGTCAGTGTGATGTAGTTAATCGACTTCGCAGGCTTCAGGAAGATGTCTGCACGGAACTCATTGTTATCAATAATATCTGGAGTGTTATTTGTCTCATCGCAAATTACAAGGTAATCATAGATACCTCGCTTCGATTGGACATCTCGTAGATATGGTTCAACGATGTTAACGAAGTTTGCCCTCGTAATCTGATCGTTAAACTCGAAGAGTTGTGCTTGTGCTGCCTTCTCTAATGCTTGCTCAACCGTTAGGAACAG